GTAAAGCTATCTGTTGTTGTATTTGTAAGTTTCCATCGTTGAGTAGACCATCTTTTGCTTCTGCTCTTTTTAATTCTTCTATGGCTTGTACTTTATCCCTGATCGTTTGTAGTGTTGTGTTTCTTTCTTCCAAAGACATTTTATTTAACTGATCCTTAGCTTGTGTTTCAAACTGCATCATTTGTTGTAAAATAGTCCTTTCGGATTTTTCTGCATTTAAAAGTTGAATCTGTTGAGCTAGTTGTTGGTTTATTTGGGCAATTTGATCAACTTCTTCTTTTAGAGCCTTAGCTTTCCCACCTTTATCTTTACCACCACCTTCAAGCCCAGAAGGGTTGTTGAGATCTGGTGCAGGGGCTAGATTACCGCTTCCCCTATTTTGTCCAGAAATTCTCTTAGAAGCAATTTTTCTTAATTCCGCATCCATGGTTCCAATGGCTTCTCCTATAAAATCTCTCTTAAAATTAGTTTTAAAGGTTGTTGTTAAATCTCCAACCATTTTCTTACCAATATCCGTACCGCTCTTGACACGACCTAGTTCTATTTTATTTACAGATTGAATTACTTCTCCACTAACACCAGGAAGTTTGGATATTACACCATTCAGACCACCGATAAGCTTATTTAGACCTGTTATAGCAAAGTTTACAAACTCTTCAATCTTTTGTATTCCGAAGTTAGCTGCTGCTCCTATAAACTGTCCAAAGGCTGCAGGAAACTTACTCCAGTTAGCAGTTATGAATTGGTAAGAAGCAACAAAAGAGGCAATTAAAAAATTAGCAACACTTTTTGATATTTCTCCAATACTCAATAATTTTTGTCCAGTTGATTCTCCAAACTCGCTCATCTTTTGTGTCACAAAATCAGTAGCAGTTGTCCAAATGCTCTGGAAGAAGTTCCCAACAACTTGAGCTGCACTAGAAATAATATTAAAAGCCCCAACAAAAACATCCTGCAAGGTTATAACACCATCGGAGCTAAGTTTTATTTTGTCACTGAAAACAATAAGAGCTGTCACAGCTGCCGTTATTGCAACAGCTATCGCACCTATGGGATTCGCTGCTATAGCAGCAGTAAAGGTAAATACAGCTCCAGTAGCAGCAGTAAGAGCTGCTACAAGCTGAGGTCCAAAAGCAACTAACAAAGCCACTCCTGTTACAACTGCTATTCTTGCAAGAGTATCCATATTTGTACCCAAGAAAAGAATTGCCTGGGCTAATGACCTACTAATTCCATATGTCTGGTCTATATCTCCATATAACTTAGTGAAAGAGTTCTTAAGAACAGTTACAGATCCTGCAATTGTTGGGTTCATTTTCTGGAATTCTAAATTTAATTTAGCAGCTTGTTTTTCTATTGCTTCAAAAACAGCTTTAGATGTCAATTGTCCATCTGCCCCAAGTTTTCTTAACTGTCCAAGGCTAACCCCCATTCCATCAGCTATAGCTTGTGCTAATCTAACGTTATTTTCTAAAGTCGATCTTAACTCGTCTCCCTGGAGCTTACCTGAGCCCAAGGCTTGACCTAACTGCATAATTGAACTTGCAGCTTCTTGTCCAGAAGCACCAGAGATTGACAAAGACTGATTAACTGCTTTTGTAACAGTTAATATTTCCTCTTGGGACTTACCTAGTTCTTTACTTGATCTGGCAATCCTGGCGTATAGTTCTGCTGTTTCTGTGTATCCCTGTCTTGTTTGCTGTGCGGTTTGGAATACTCTTTGATTGACGTTTGCAAGATTTTCCGAATCAGTTGTGACAAGTCTTAATTTATTTTGTATATTTGTGTAAGAATCTGCTAGGTCAACAAGAGCCTTAATTCCTATCCCAGCTCCTATTGTTCCAAGAACATTTCTCAACATATTCATTGAGCTAGATATGTTTTTAGTTGATTTATCTACGTTATCAACTTTATTTTTTAAGTCTTGTAAAGAAGCTCCTGAAGACTTAGCTTCTCTCGCTATCTCTAAAATTCCAGTTCTAAATTGTTGCAAAGAAACATTTCCAGCTCCATAAGCTTGTTGCAACTGTGCTATTTTAGCTTTTAACTGATCGGTAGAAGAACCAGTATTTTTACTTGCTGTGCCTATCTCTTCTAGACTTCTTTTTACTGTCTTAGCACCAGACTCTGAAATTACAATTTTAATATTTTCAGTAGCCATTATAGAAGTCTCCCTGCTCTAGCAGCTTCTATTCCAGCTTGGAGAGATTTTTCTACAAAGCCAGCAGGAGCTTGTGCAGAGTATCCATCATTTAACCTTTGTATGTATGGTAGATTATTAGTTATATAAATGGCTTTATTACTTTCACCAAAACTATTTATCTCACTACTTCCCTGGGAAATAGCTTTAGAAGCAGAGGATTCCCCATAAGTTTCTACAGTTCTTTCTTCTGGGTTATCTACACTAACCAACCAATTAGACCTAGCTCTTCCTGTGTCAACTGGTGTGGAAAGAACAACAGCTTGGTCAACAGCTAATGCAACTTTTTTAACAAGCTCTACACCATTCTTTTCAAGCTTGTTAGCTATGTCATCAATACGAATTTTAAACTCGCTAGGTTGCATTTCCCTCTTTGTCTCTCATGTACTTGACCAGAAAAGAATCTAATCCTCTAATAATTTGGCTAAATTCATCAAACTCTTCTCTTTCTAAATTATACCTTTTAGCAAAATCATTTATTGCAGTCCACGGTATTAAGCCCAGGGAATATGATTGAGGCCTGCAAGTTGAAAGTTCTTCAAAAGCATCATAATAAAATTCCAACCAAGGGAAAAGGAGAGGAGCTTTTTGTATGAATTCCGGAATAGGTTCTCGGCTTTGTATGGCTAGCTTAACCAGGATTTTTTCCTTATCGCCGTGTGTAAGAGAATACTCGAGAACCTCTATGAGTTTTTTAGTGCTTCTTTAATTTCCTCTTTTTTGAATAAAGAAATTTTATTAGCTTGTTCTCTTACGTCATTGAATAGGTCTGGTAGATCCTGGAATAGCTTTATACAGTTTTCTGTAGTAAACTCAAGAGGATTTCCTTCTGCGTCAGGTAACACACCAGAACCAAGTTCTGTAGAACCCCAACCAAGAACCACACTCTCAGCAAAAATTTCTCTGAAAAGTTTATCAGCCAAAACTTCGTCCATAGTCTCTGTCCTTAATTGGGCTTGGTATGGTTGAAGTTTATCCTTAGCTATCTTGTTGTATCTCTTGTTAGACCCACCAGCTCTTGCTACTTTAATCCAAAAATGTCCATAGTCCAGTGTGACGCCTGTTTGTTCTAAATTTTTATCTGTGTTAAATAATTGATACGGTGAACTCATAAATCTCCTTTTCGTAAAAAACTCTTACTGGATTTTAATTTCTATCAGACCCAGTCAACTGATTATTATAACTAGCTAAATGCCAGCTCAGGTAAGTATTTAAAATTCAAAAGTTCCATTGTGTAGTTAAAAGTGGAATCTTCTGATGCTTCCATCGAAAGGGGAAGTGTTATTGGCTTATCTTTTTCAACAACTTTTTTACCGTCTCCAAGAGTTATGTTTGGAACATCAAAGTACCAACCAGAATTATCAGATCCTCTTCCTAAAAAGAAACTAATGGAAACTGATAGATTTTCTCTGATCGCTGAAACAGCATTATTATTTACAAAGTAAGCTGTCAAAGAACCATTAACTATGAAGTCTCCAACGCTGACATCGAAACCACCCAACACACCAGCTGCTTTTAAAATTTCAGCATTATTGTTTACACTGAGTTTTAAATCTGTAATGTAAGAACTTAGATTATTTCCATCTTCGTCATAGAGAGCTAACTTCATCAAGTCGCTTGAACTATTGTAAGCAGACAATCCAGCTTCTAGGGTGGGTCTGGTACCAGATTTTGCAGAAACTTCATCAGCAGCAGATAAACCAAGAAATTCGATTTCTGCTGTTATCTTGTCAGCAGTTTTTATGTTCAAGTCAAGTA